GAACATGGGGATGTAAAGGTTTCGACGGGGGTGTAGAAGCCCGATAAGCGAGCCGTGGTTCCGGATCCACGTAAAAAGTCGGACGTTAAATATAAACGCTAAAAATAACAACAAACTCGCATTTGCTGCGTAATTAGCAGCCCGCGTGCCTATTCAGGTTCACCTACAGGCCTGATGTCGGCATCGACTATGTAGGAAAACTTTGCGGTGAGGCCCGTAACCGTAAGGGACTAACGGGATAACTGTGGTAGTAGTCTGCTGATGAGCGGCTGCCACGGCGAAAATTTATTCATCAGCTGCGCTCGGAGAAAATCGAGTGGAAATGCTTTCGGACGCGAGTTCGACTCTCGCCATCTCCACCAAAACGACTTGAACCGTTGAAATTTCAACGGTTCATTTTTTCTGTACACGGTCTGTACACGTTTATATCTTGATTTTGTCTAAAACTTTAACAGCTTTCTCCTGTTCTGCAGGATAAAAATGGCTATATCTATTTAATGTCTGTTCAATATTTTTATGTCCGAGCCGTCGGCTAATCTCTAAAATATTTATATTATTGTTAGCCAATAGCGAGGCGTGACTATGTCTAAAGTCATGGATTCTGATGTGATGTAGCCCTGCTCGTTTTGCTGCCTTTTTGTTCACGTTTTCTATGCTCGTGTCCCTAAGCGGTTTATATCCACCAGTTATGTAAAAGTTATCATTAAAGCCGTCAAAATCCTTGCACTGAGCATAGTGCTGCTCAAGCACTCTTTTTAGAGGTTCAGGAACTTGTAAGGTGCGATTGCTACTCATATTCTTAGGTGGTGTTTCACGGTCCCCTCCGGATAGTTTTTGTGATATGCTTTTGCTAATGGTTATAGCGCCGTCTTTATAATCTGACCACCTAAGGGCGTGTATTTCGCCTTTTCTCGCTCCTGTAAAATAAGCAAGCATAAAGAACACATAATAGTCATAAAAACCTTTCTCAAGAGCGATTTCGCGGACGTAAACTATATATCGCTTGAACTCATTTGGTGTATAGAATTGTATTACATCTTTCCCTTTATATGGATTCCTGAAATTACCGACCTTATTTAAAGGATTGCTCTTAAGATATTCTTTTGATACGGCCCAATTCAAAATAGACCTAAATTGACCGTAGATGTTTTTCTTCATAGTGTGGGATAATGGCAAATTGCCTATTGATAGCTTCCATTCGTTTAGTCTTCGCACGCTAAGTTTATTTAAGCGAATGTCCAAAGGGTAAATGTATTTATAAGTAATTCCCTTAGCTTTTTTCAGTGTCGATTCCCTTACATCAATTTGTTTAAATTCAAAATATAATTCAATTAGATCCTGGAGCATCATATTGCTATGAACTTGCTCATTTTTGTTCCTATTTAGTTTTGCTTCTAATTCTTTTGCTGCTGTAAGACCGTAAGCTATACGCGTGAAAGAACGATTTTTGCCACTGTCATCAACATAATTTATTCTTACTCTGTATTTAGAAAGCCCATCTTTTTTTTTCTTTGTTTTGTAAATTGGCATGGCAACCTCCTTGATTTTGGGTACAAAAATACCCCTACATTTGACATTCAGGGGCTGCAATGGTACAATTTCGTTGTTCAGACGGGTTGTACCTTACAGCCTTATGCATTGCCCTCGGTTTCAGTCGGGGGCTTTGTTATATTTCTTTCTTATCGATTATAAAAATTAAAAATTTATGTTATTTTTTCGCTTCATATTTTGGTTTTTTGCCATTAGCCATATCGTTAAGAGCTTTTTCATATTGTTTGGCTTGCTCCGGTGTTAAATATCCGCTAACTCTCATTAAAGTAGCGCCTTGCAAGTAATCATATTCATACACAAGAGGGGCGGATAATGACTGCAGATAGTCCATTCTTTTTTTTGCAAGGCTATGCGTTTCAAAAACTTCTACATCCACACCAAGAAGATAATTGTCTTTTTCAAATTCTTCAATTGTTTGAAAATCAGATACCTCTGCATTATCATAAGCTGTTTGGATAGCTAAAGTATCATTAACTAAAGCTTTGCTTTTATATCCGTTTGGACGACCGAGTAAAAGGTTAGGGTCAGTTTTTTCATCATAAGTTGTGATTTCTTTCAAAGGGAATCCACCATCTTTTAACATCTGCTCAACTTCTGTGGCTGTCATTCTCTCTAAAATAACATCTTTCTTTTTATTCGATTTATTCGGCGAAGATGTGTTAGATGAACATGCCGGTAACATAAGAATTAAGACAATTAACATTGAAATACTGAGTGCTTTTTTCATTTTTTTATCCTTTCATTAAAATAATAACATCTACATTTAAAACTTAGCTCTAAGTTCTATAACATTGCCTAAAAACCTTATAGGAAGTTCTTCAGTTTTGAATTGTTGTAAATAATTTATAGCCAAGTTTATCCGCTAAAGTCCTTTGAGATATTCCTTTTAATCTTCTATAGTATCTAATTTTATCTTTAAAAATTGCTAGATACTCATTTAAAACATTGAAATCGTTGAGTGGAATACACCAACGCACTCTCCTATTACAGTCATCCCCTCGGCATCGGTTACAATCGGCTCATAGTCTGCGTTGCATGGGTTGAGTATGATTGTATCCTCTTGCCAAAATACCTTTTTAAGAACAGCTTCGCAGTCAGAGTTAATCCGTACTGCATAGATTTTGCCATTCGTATAGTCATAAGTCTTTTTGATAAAAGCTAGATCACCGTTAAATATTCCAGCATCAATCATGCTATCACCACGGACACGCACGCAAAAATCTGCTTTTACTGAGCTGTCTATAAAAAAGTGTCCTTCAAAGTTCTCTTCGCACCAGGTTCCTTCTCCAGCACAAATATCGCCTAGAATTGGAATAGGGCGAGAAGCTGGAAACGAAATGTTGCTTATACCTGTGAGGTCAGGGTCAACAGAGTGATTATCATCTGACGTCAATTCTTCAATTGTTACGCCTAGAATATCAGCAACCTTTTTAACTGTACCAATAGGAGGGCTTGATGTACCATCTTCCCATTTTTGAATTGTTGTAAATGATTTATAGCCAAGTTTATCAGCAAGAGCCTCTTGAGAAATTCCTCTTAATTTCCTGTAGAATCTTATTTTATCTTTAAACATAATCACCTCTATGTAATAGAATTGTTTTCAAGCTGATTATAACATTTTTTCAATATTTTTCAACAAAAACTTGAAAATAATTCAAATAATGCTTGACACTTGAAAATGATTCAAGTAATATATAGCTACAAGGAGGTGAGACAAATTGAAAAAAAGCCTAAAGGAACTACGAGCAAGGGAAAATAAAACACAAATCGAAATGGCTGGACTTTTAGGAGTATCCGTTCAAACATACAACACCTGGGAGAACAACTTCAAGAAGCTCAGTATCGAAAAAGCAAAAAAAGTAGCGTCTATACTCAATGCGTCACTAGATGAGATTTACATCGAAGAGTAATTTTTTTTACCCTTTTACTTGAACAATATTCAAGTAATCGCACCAGCCGAGAAAGGAGGAGGGATGAAAGAAGAAAAGAAATTAGTATCAGCGGTAAGACCACGTGGAACTGATGAGGCCTGCGTAATACAAGTTATAAGGACAAAATCGCTTGTAGGAGCAGGCACTCCTGATGATTTATCTAAAATAATGGTTCAATACTGGGATTTTGAAGGAAATCTATTGGCTACTTCGTATTACCAGCAAGCTTTCTCGAAACAGGCGGATGCTTAATCATATATTGAACCTCAATAGACTTTATGAAGATTTCCATGTAATTCTTCAGAAGAGCAAAATCGTGTTCGGGATACTTGCGTTTGTAGTGAGTGTAATCATTTCCGAGAATGCGAACAACATCAGCACTATTGGTTAGCGCTTCGTTAGGTAGATAGCTGGAAATGGCATCAAACAAGGTTTTATTTACGACTTCATCCTCGGGTTTTCCGAGTTCGTGAATAGCAAAGTCCTTTATCAGGACCTCAAGTGCAGAACGATAGCCTATAGCAGCAAGCTCTAAAGAACCAGCGAACTCTGACCTTTCGGCTTGATTGTAAATATACATGAACCTTTCGGATAAAGCTCGTAGGTTGTCGTTATCGAATAGTTCGACATTGGATTCAGGGTAAACAAAAATGTTTTTTGCATCAGTAGGTTCATCTAAACGACGATCTGATATTGACAGAGTTTGTTTGCCACAATCAGTGCACTTGTACATTCCAACCAAGAACCAACTAGTATCGGATTGAACAACAGCAGATGTAGACAAAATGAAATCAGTTGAAATTCCACAATGGGGACAAATGATGGGTTTTTCATAACCAAAAGAATAATAAGCCGAGTATTCTGAAGCGGATTTAACAGTGAATTTTTTATAATTTCTTTTCATATCGTTCTCCTTAAAATAATGGTCTATCTAAAAAGTATATCACAGATATGAAGATATGAAGAGATTAAGAAAAAAACAATAGAAAGGAGCCACAAAATGAGATTTCCAAACGTGAGAGCGGATGTAAAGACTGCATTTGAAATGTATCACACGCTACCATATTTTACATCTGGCGACATAAGAAAGCTGTTTAATGGATGCGCAGGGTCAACTGCAGCGAAAATCGCAAAGCTGACACGCGATGAAATGGCAAGGCGAGAAATCAAGATGTACTGCGAACATGACAATTATTTAAACAAGGATGTCTTATATGACCTGGCGGGGTTAGACATAAACAGCATCAACAAGTCATACAAGATGTTAGAAAGGAGGACATTATGAAAATCAAATCAATCATACCACCGACACTATTTATAAGTACAGTAATCGCTCTGAACGGCCTAGCAACGGCAATAGACACACCTCAAGTGTATCAGCAGACGGAATACAAAGTCGTTAGCAATATACAAATTGATGTTAAAGGAATTTCAAACGAAATGATTGACGATATAGCGACAAGAAGTGGTGTAGACCCAGCTATCGTCAAGGCCATAATCATGGAAGAGTCAGGAGGCAATCCTAATGCGTTAGGAGACAATGGCGAATCAATAGGCTTAATGCAGATACAACCAAAGCACCACAAGAAAAGGATGGAAGAACTCGGAATCGTGAGTCTCTTCGACCCACAGGAAAACGTAATCGTAGGCTGTAACATTTTAGCCGAACTATACGACAAGTACGGAAACTACGAGGACGCACTATCAGTATACAACAGTGGTAACACTGAAGACGGAAAGGCTTATGCAGAAAGGATATTGAATAGATGACAAAAGGAGGAAGCATGGAAGACATAAAAAAAGACGCTCCGAAGAGCGCCGAAATCCAATTTCATAATATCACACCTGAACTCCCAGAGCAAGGGCTAATAATGAATAAGATAACAGGTTATGTGACACTGTTTAATCCAGAAAGTTCGCTTGTGTTTAAATTCGACAACTTAGCTGAACTCATGGCATTTACGCAAACAGCATTTATGACAAGTACAAAGCAGCTTAATGCACAGATAGTTATAGACAAAGGAGAGGGTGGATATGAGTACAAATAAAAAAATAACAGGCGATTACAGACAGTACATGGATAAGGACTTTATTGGCGAATGGGATTTGCCGGAAAACGATGACTTAATTGTCGAGATAGATCACGCAGAGGTTAACCAGGTCAAAAGCGAACGTGGATCAGAAGAAAAACTCTGCATACACTTCAAGGGTGGCTACAAGCCATTAATCATCAATGCAACGAATGGAGGGGCGATAAAAGATGCGCTCGGAACGGGGAAGGTCGAGAGATGGGAAGACAAAAGAATTTCCCTGTACCGCGAGCGCGTGTCAGCTTTTGGCAAGACAGTAATGGCTGTCAGGGTAAGACCATTTGCACCTAAGCAAGATGAATATTTCTGTGATGAGTGCGGATGCCAAATTACAGATGAAGGTAAGTACACGGCAAGGGCTATTGCGCAGAGTTCGAAGAGTAAATTTGGACGAACACTTTGCATGGATTGTGCAAAGCAAGTCAAAGCAGAGCAGGAGAAGGCAGATTTAGAGGGAGACATATTAAACGATGAGAATAACTAAGATTAAGATTAAAAATTTGTTTGGAATCAGTGAAACCGAACTTGACGGAAGAAATATAGAGCTATCTGGCTCAAACGGTACAGGAAAAACATCCGTGATTGATGCAATTAGATATGCTCTAACAAATCAGTCTGATAGAGATTACATCATACGAAATGGCGAAAAAGAGGGCGAGATACTAATTGAGGCAGGTGCAGACCTGTATATCAACAGAAAGAAGCGCACGGATAAGGCTGATTATAAGTCGGTCAAAGAAGCTGGCCGAGAAATAGGTAGCCCTGAGTCGATGCTCAAGACACTATTCACACCACTGCAGCTCAACCCTGTCGAGTTTACTCAGATGACAAAGTCAGAGCAGAACCGTGTAATCCTTGATCTGATTGAGTATGATTGGGACCTTAACTGGATAAGGGAGCAGTTCGGAGAAATTCCTCCAAATGTTAATTATGAGCAAAATATTTTGCAGGTGCTGAATGATATCCAGTCAGAAAAGGGATATTACTTTCAAGAGCGCCAGAACGTGAATCGCGATATCAGAAATAACAGGGCGTTGATTGAAGACATTTCAAAGGACATTCCGAGTGGATACCAGGCAGAAAAGTGGGAAGCATTTGATCTGTCAGCAAAGTATCACGAGCTCGAGAAGATAAGACAGAGCAACGATCTAATAATGCGAGCAAAAGCTTTCAAGGACTCGTTTGACAATAAAATGAGAGGATATGAAGCTGAAAAAGAAATCAGCATCTCATCAAATGAGCGCGCTATTGCGTCAGAGAGAGAAAGCTTAAAGGCAAGCATAGAGAAGCTCAAAGCTGAGCAGTTCGCTGCGGAGGAAAAGCTGAAAGGGCTTGACGCAAAGTTAGAAGACAAGAACCGTGTTGCGATTGCCGAATTTGAGACAAAGGTTGCAAAGTTGCAAAAGGATATCGGTACTGCTAACGAATATATAGATAAGCCGATAGTTGATACTACTGCGTTATCGGATGAAATATCTACAGCAGAAGAGATGAAAAGACACTTAAACGAATACGCTCGCCTCAAGGCAAAGGAAGAAGAAACAGAGCAGCTTACGGAGGCATCAAATGAGTTTACAAGAAAGATTGAGCTTGCTCGTAAGCTTCCTGGCGAAATTCTTGAGACGGCTACACTGCCCGTTGCTGGTCTAACAGTTGAGAATGGAATTCCGCTTATAAATGGATTGCCAGTCACAAACTTATCCGAGGGCGAAAAGCTTGAGCTCTGTGTAGATGTGGCACTATCTAAACCAAACAGCCTGCAGGTTATCCTCATAGATGGTGTCGAAAGACTGTCAGATTCGAACCGTGAAAGGTTATACGCAAAGTGCAAAGAGAAGGGCTTGCAGTTTATTGCAACAAGAACAACCAACTCGGATGAACTCGAGATTAATTATTTGTAAGGAGGCAGTTAAATGCTAACAAGAGAAAACTATTTTGATAAAGAAAACGAGCTGAAATACTTCGGCTCGTCTCAGTTTAAATCATTCATGAAGTGCGAAGCTTCAACTATGGCAAGAATTAACGGAGAAATAGAAGAAGAAACAAGCACTGCGCTATTGGTTGGATCATATGTTGACGCACACTTCGAGGGAACTTTAGATCTTTTCATGGCGCAGCACCCGGAAATCCTTAAACGAGACGGAAGTCTAAAGGCTGAGTATACTCAAGCGAATGAGATTATAAACAGACTCGAGCGAGATGAAATGTTTATGAAATACATGAGCGGTGAAAAGCAAGTAATCATGACTGCCGAGCTGTTTGGGCACGAGTTTAAAATCCGAATCGATAGCTACCACGAAGGAAAGGCAATCGTAGATCTAAAGGTAATGCGTGATTTTGAGCCGGTATATGTCGAGGAACTTGGACGAGTTAGTTTCGTAGAGGCGTGGGGGTACGACATTCAGGGCGCCATTTACCAGGCAGTAGTTGAGGCAAGTACAGGCAAGAGGCTGCCATTTATCATTGCTGGTGCGACAAAGCAGACGGATGGAGCCGATTTAGGATTGTTCCAGGTTCCACAGTACAAGCTAGATGCTGCATTAAAGATCGTTGAACATTATGTCGACCATTTTGCTGATATAAAAAGCGGACTAATCGAGCCGAAAAGGTGCGAAAAATGTGCTTACTGCAGACAAACAAAGAAGCTAAAGAGAATTGAGATTTTGGAGGATTTGGCAAATGAATAGCATTAACATTTTCGGTAGATTGGTAAAGGATCCTGAACTAAAGACATACACAAATGCAAAAGGGGAAACTAATTCTTTGTGCAACTTTTCCGTGGCGGTAAATCGTAAATTTGGAGAGGAGGCTGACTTCTTCAGCTGCACTGTGTTTGGCAAGCGAGCTGAGGTGATCAACAAGTTTTTTGCGAAAGGCAGCAGGATTGCCGTCCATGGTTCGATGCAGTGTAGCAAATCGGAAAACAAGTACTTCTGGAATCTGATGGTTGATGATTTCACTTTCGTTGATAGCAAAAACGAGACAAAGGCACCAGCTGAGTCACCAAAGGATACATTCGAGGCAATCGATGACGATGTGCCATTCTAGGCGGTGCATCATGATTATACAGATTGATACGAGGGAGAAAGATAGAGCGATTAAAAAGATAATAGCAGAGTTTGACCGACAGGAAATTAAATACATCTCAAGCAAGATGTTTGTTGGTGACTATTGCGATCTATCTAATCCACTCGTCATTATTGACAGAAAACAGAACATAGCTGAGCTTGCTCAGAACGCAACATCTCAGCATGACCGATTCAAGCGAGAGTTGCTGAGGCTCGATGAAATCGGTGGAAAGATGTACATCCTTGTCGAGCAAGACAAAATTGATGGAGTAAAAATACAATCGCTCGATGATGTGATGATGTGGAAACCAAGGTTCGGTAAGATTATAGGCTTGCAAATCTATAGAATCCTATCAGCCTGGCAGCACAAACACAGTATAGAGTATGTATTTTGCAACAAGGCAAACACCGGCAAGGAAATCATTAGATTATTGGAGGACTCGAAATGAATGGAGTTGCAGAGAAAATAATAAACGCACTGACCATTGAGGATGTCCTCAGAATGTATGGATACAGAACAAGCCCAAAGGGTAGGATTCCGTGTCCTATTCACAAAGGTAAGCACAATAACTTTTGCTATACGGAAAAGGTATATCATTGCTGGAGTTGTGGAGCAAAAGGGGACTTGATTACGCTCGCCATGGAGTTGAACGGAATTACATTTTCTCAAGCGATTGCGAAGCTAAACTATGTTTTTTCGCTCGGGATAGTAAATAAAAAGCCAAGTATAAGAGAGAGGCAGGAAATTGCGTTAAATAGCAAAATCTCGAAAGTGGCAGAGGCTCTAAAATCTGATTTAAGCGATTATTATTCAAAAGTGACAGACATACATAGAGGACTATTTAAAGTTCGCTGCAGCTCAGATCTTAAAGCTGACGAAGCGAAGCTAATTGACTATTACATATCTAGTTCCGAGCAATGGCTAGATGACAATATTGAGGGGGTGATGTATCCATGGGTACCATAGATTTTACAAAAGAGGATTATCTGACATCAGTTGTACCATTTGAATACATCGAACAGAGCGATAATGCTCTGGAAAAGGAGCAGAGGAAAGCACTTGTTACAGAGCACGCTAAGTCTGTAGGAATTAAAAACTTTACAACGCTTTATAAAGCTTATTTAAAGATGCTTAAACAGATGGCAAGTAATGACTTGATATGCAACGCAACAAACTTTACAGGTCAGGAATTTGAGCTTGAAGTCGGCACATGGACAGCTGACGATGGTGGCATTTCAAGAGTAGGATATGGCGGAATGGAAGAAGTTGCATGCCCTCACCCTATCATGCCAGTGCTAAGGCTTGACAATGTAGACACTGGGCTTGAAAAGATTAAGCTTGCATATCGTCGAGGTGCAGTTTGGAAAGATATTATTGTTGACCGCAAGCAGATTGCATCAAACAGTTCGATAGTCGGACTAGCCGACTATGGAATTGCAGTCACCTCGGAGAACTCTAGAGCGCTTGTTAAGTATTTGCATGACGCAGAGAATCTAAACTTTGATGTAATACCAAGCAAGAAATCCGTAAGCCGTCTCGGATGGGTTGGAGACGATGGGTTTTCACCTTATGTTGATGGACTAGTGTTTGATGGAGAAGAAGCCTTTAAATCTTTTTTTAACAGCGTGAAGCAAAAAGGCAACAGTAAAAAATGGATGGACCTAGCGAAAGAAATCCGAAGTGGGGATAATCCAGCGCCTAAAATTTTATTAGTTGCAGCGTTTGCTTCGGTACTGGTTGAACCGTGCTCATGCCTACCCTTTTTCGTCCATGTTTGCGGTGGAACCGAGACAGGTAAAACTGTTGGATTAATGCTTGCAGCGTCAGTATGGGCTAACCCTGAGATGGGAAAGTACATCCATACGTTTAATTCAACTGCAGTAGCACAAGAGTTATCAGCTGGCTTTGTCAACTCATTGCCCCTAATCCTGGATGAGCTCCAGATTATAAAAGATCGCAAAGATTTTGACCAGCTCATATATCAGTTGTCGGAAGGCGTAGGAAAGGCAAGAGGACAAAAGACCGGAGGTCTGCAGCGAAATGGAACTTGGGCGAACTGCATTATTACATCCGGAGAGCAGCCAATAACTTCGAATACATCTGGAGGGGGTGCGGTCAATAGAATCATTGAGATTAGCTGTGAGGATACAAAGCTATTCGATGATCCTGGACGCATAGTAAAGGTTGTTAAATCGAACTATGGACATGCAGGGAAGGAGTTCGTAAGAATCATTTCAGACGACTCTGTCATGCAAGAAGCAATCAATTTGCAACAGTTGTTTTTCAAGGAATTAAATCAGAAATCTACAGAAAAGCAAGCACTTGCAGCGAGTTTATTGCTGACGGCTGATGCAATCCTCGGCGAGTATATGTTCTTTGATAATGGTTCTATTGGTGTTGAGGATATGAAGGCATATTTGTCAAGCAAGGAAGATGTGTCACAGAATATGCGAGCGTACGAGTGGCTCCAGGGATGGATTGCAGAGAATCATAATAGTTTTATCACTGATAACTATACGCCATTGGGTAAAATCTACGGGAGAATCTCGAGTGGCGAAATAAATATTATACGAAATGTATTCAACTCGGCATGCTCAGAAAATGGATTCAATCCGGCTGAGTTCGCAAAATGGCTCAGCAGGAATAATCTGACTGATACCCTCCAAGGACGAGTCGACAAACAGATTAGAATCAGTGGAATAAGGTTTTGGACAATAGCTCTTCATGTGAATACTGAAGACAAAACCTCTGAAAGCATTGGTTTTGTAGAGGTTCAAGAGGAAATACCGTTTTAATAGGTGTCACCAAGAAAATCTTAGAGGCAACACTTGATAAAATGATGGAATTTCAACGATATAGTGAGTGGTGTCACCAAGCGTCACCAAGCCATTGATGACGGATAAATGTTGAAATATAAACAAAAACGTCAAGTGTCACCTGTCACCAAGAATTTACACACACTATATATAATGATAAAAAATTTATCACAAAAGAATATATAGAAACCCTCGCGTAAGGATAGCTAAAAACCATGGTGACACTGGTGACAATCGTTATAAGCATTGAAATTACTGAGATATAACGTCATCAAGCCATTGGTGACAGAAAATAAGGCAATAGCTATAAGCATTGAAATAACTACATTAAACCGTCACCATGTTATTTGGTGACACTCGAAAATAAATAATAATGCATAAAGGGTTATTTATATACGCATAGTATGAGGAGTAATAGCATGATACCGAAAGCTAAGAAAAGCAAAAAACAAAAAAGACCAATCGAGCAGGTGCCACGTTTTGAAATCATAAAACTACAAAACCTGCTGCATATATCAATCATGGTGCGAGTTTTATGGACAGTGTACGGCTGGAGAGAGAAACGCATTGGATATTTCCTCGAAGCGTACATGAGTCTGCTCGGAGAGGTATGGGACCAGAGGTGCACGGTCAATCAGATGATAGATGGCACTAAAGACATGACTGGTCACGACATAAGGCAGCTAGTAGACGATATGATTAAGTATGGGAGGTAGCAGATGAAATGCGAACTATGCGGAAAACGAATCAACCTGTACGGAAAATACAGTGCAGTAATAGCAGGCGAAGAACACTATCTCTGTGTTTGGTGCTATAGGAAGATTAAGAAAAGCAACGAGGTTTTGAGGGAGAAAAATGAAACGAAGTGAATTAGAAAATTATTTAGGCCAGCATGTAGAAGTAACGCTATTTGATGATTTTGCATATAGAGGCATTTTGAGAAAGACAGAAGAAAATAAAGACAGGTACGGCAATCCAAAGCATTATTTTTGCGAAGGTGATCAAGACAACTATATTTTTAGATGCTCACATGTAAAGAGGTTAAAGCAATTATGAAAGCAATACTAAAATATCCAGGCGCAAAGAACAGAATAGCAAAATGGATTGTTGATAATATCCCAACTCATAAGGTATATTGCGAGCCGTTTTTTGGCAGTGGTGCAGTATTTTTTAACAAAGAGCCGTGTTACAACGAAATACTGAACGACATAGACGATGAAGTCTATAACTTTTTTAAAGTGCTGAGAACTGAATCGAGCGAATTGGCCGAAGCTATAAACCTTACTCCGTACTGCAGGATAGAATACGAATCGGCGTATGAAAGCGCAACCGCAAATAATGATGTAGAGCGAGCGAGACTATTTGCGATTAAGTGTTGGCAAGGTTTTGGATGTGGAAACAAATATAAAAATGGTTTTAGACGAGGTATAGGAGTGACAAGTCCGAACCCAGCGAAAGCGTGGGGAGAACTACCCACTACCTTGCAATTCGCGGCTGAGAGACTGAAAAACGCACAGATTGAGCATAAGGACGCAATAGACTTGATAAAAAGTCTAAGAGGTAAAGAGACTTTTATTTATGTCGACCCACCGTACTTGCTAAACACGAGAAAAGTAAACCTTTACAATCACGAATTGGACGACGAATACCATAAAAGGTTATTAAAAGTCATATGTGATAGTGATTGCAAGATAATGATTAGTGGGTACGACAACGAACTCTATAACTTATATCTCAAAGATTGGAATAAGCTGAGTAAAAATACTACTGCAGAATGTTCAGTTAAACGCACTGAAACAATATGGATGAACTACAACGAAACAGAACAGATAAGCATATAGCAGAAGGGATGTAACGATGAGATTAATAGATGCAGAATTAATGAACCAAATTTGTAATCACACATCATTAAGCACATGGTTCCCAACATCAGCAGCATTGCCAAACGAACTAGAACCTGTACTCATAACTTGGGTAAATAGAGCACCAGTATCGTATTACGAGGAAATTAAGGACGAGCCTATCACAGGTGTAGCAATTTACCACAAAGGACAATGGTGGTGGTATTCGAATTATTGCGAAGATGTGCTATCGGAATATGGGAAAGCATCTGACGAGGACGCAATCGATAGACACATTGATGTTATAGCATGGCAACCATTCCCAAAGCCATACAAGGAGGAGAGGCAATGATACCACAAACTAGATTAATAAATTACGCAAGCAATTTCCTTGAATCGGAAATAGAGAATATCGAGAAATTGCTAAAGGATGAAACAGTCGATGACGCAAGTAAGGATATATTGAACAAGCTTTTAAAAGAATACAAGCACGATTTAGAAGTGATTGAAAGGGAGGCGGTGTAGCGTGCAAAAAATGACAATATACATCAGCGGTAGGATTACCGACTATGACGACTACGAGAAGACTTTTAAAGAGGCAAAGGAAATGCTCTTTGACGAGTATCCTGGGGCAGAGATTATTAACCCAGCTGAAATAGTATTGCCAGAGGTCTGCGATTGGGATGACTACATGGTGATATGCTTAAGGCTCTTGGATAAGGCAACGCACATCTACATGCTGGACAATTGGGTGCATTCAAAAGGCGCTTGCACTGAGCACTTATACGCACTAAAGAACGGCATAGAAGTTTTATGGCCAGAGAGTTCGCCATACAGATAACAGATAGGAGCAGGTAATGGGTAATAGAACGAAAGCAATGAAATATATTGCAGATCACTATGGATACATGGGTCAGAAGGACATGCTGATAGAAGAATTGGCCGAACTCATACAAGCTCTTAACAAATTCGAGAGGTATGAGCACGAAAGCGGATTTCTTGCCAATCTGATTGAGGAAGTCGCTGACGTAGAGATCATGTTAACACAAGTCAAATATTTGCTAGGAATTAATGAGCGCGTAGAGCATGCAAAGTTTTTCAAAATCGATAGACAAATAAAGCGAATCGAGGAGGGAAGAACGGAGCGAGGTGATAGCCATGATAGACTACGAACAGATTAAGCAGCTTAAAGCATTGCGACGAGAAGCAGAGGGGTTAAAGTATTCTATCGACCATGCTAAGCCGGAAATAGTCACAGACTACTACAAAGACTACCGAACGGGAAAAGGAATCCCTAAATCGCTTATAGGAGTCGATTTTGACTGGAAAGATATATCGAGTAGGGAGAGACGGTTAAAACGCAAGCTAGACGAAATTAGCAAGCTAATTGAGACTATAGAAAAAGAGATAGAAGCTATAGGCGACCCGGACATGAGGACAATACTTCGGATGTACTACATAGAGGAGCGTTCGCAGGAGGAAGTGGCAGATGTCATGCATTGTGACAGAACTACAGTATCTAAGAGATTGAAGAAACTTGCAACAAATGCAACAAAAAAGTGTGATATATTGTAACCAGTAAAAAGATGATTCTTGTATCTTAAAACTTTCACACATTTCACGTTTTTGATGTGATATATTGTATTTAGCGAAAAGGGAATTGTGGCTTCCTCAAAATTTATATCTCACATAATAACCAGCAGAAGGCGCCTATATATGGCGTCTTTTGTGATATTTCCCAATATATTGTGGGTATATAGATATTAGGCTATGTGTAGGCCCATATGTAGTGACTTGTATTTGCCATTCATTGAATGGTAAAATAGTCTATACATAGCATTATGTTTTGATAGAGAGGAGGCCGACATGAAAAGAACAGTTTTTGATGTAGCAAATTGGTTTCTGTCAAAGGAAAGCATGACACCAAAGAAGTTACAAAAGCTAGTTTATTATGCGTATTCTTGGTACCTAACGCTTGTTAATGAAAGCAAGGACGATTTGACGGCTAAACTATTCACCTCGCGTCTCGAAGCATGGGTCCACGGCCCAGTTTTCCCAGAACTTTACCAAAAATATAAGGGATATAGTGGCGAAGCTATAGAACTATATGATGGAGTAATAGAAGAATTCAATGAGGATGCAAAAGATATTCTTGACCAGGTTTGGGAAGTGTATGGTGGATATACAGGCAATCAGCTGGAGAGCATTACTCACAGAGAGTCACCTTGGCTCAATGCAAGAGGTGGATGCAGCACATATGAGATATGCACTAACGAAATAAGTGATGCTGATATTTTTGATTGCTATATAGAGAGAGTATCCTAACGCCGTGTCAAAAAAGGGTAAGTCAAAAAAAAGAAAAGTTAATAACAGGGAAGACGGCAAGGCTAATGTAAAGAACCTTAACGAACCAAAGAATGAAGAAAAGGGACTAAAATTCGATTTTTCTTTTGAAGCCCTGTACTACTCAGTGAGATTGAGTAAAGGCAAATTCAATAATTACCTAAAGAGCGAAGGGGAATTTATCGATAAGTTTAGGCAGATAAGAAGCATAAATGCAAAGTTAAAAAACAAGGCGTTTAGCGAGGTCAAAAATGATCCAGGAGCCCATTTCCATGTAGTTAGCGGTGAAGAAAGAGATATCGTTACTAACTGTGTTGGTCACGCCTTATCCAATTTTGACGAATCATGCAATGTGTCGAATTTTATTGAGCAACTATTAGGTAACGAAACTATATATCAAATAGGACTCAATAAAGGCGTCAGAGTAATAGGGACATATAACGAGGAGACATTTAGGGTTTACCTAATCGATTACCATCACAGACTGTATTACAACCAAAGTAAAAATACGCATGGGGAAAAGGAACTGACCTTTTGTCCGATGAAAAGTGAATTAACCTAAAGACACTTCGAAAGAGGTGTCTTTTTTCATACTTACAAAACAGACGAAAAGAGAGGTGGTGAGGCTTGGCTGAAAAATATGAACTAGCAAAACAAGATTATATGAACGGCATGAAATACAAAGACATTGCCGAGAAATATGGCGTTAGTCTCAACACTGTCAAGTCGTGGAAGAAGAGATATAACTGGGAGCGAAAAGGGTGCACACAAAAAAAGAAAAAGGGTGCACACAAAAACTCGATTGCGCAACTCGGGAACAAAAATGCGACAGGAGCCCCAAAGGGGAACAAGCGAGCTGAGAAATTTGGGTTCTTCTCCAGATTCTTGCCAGAGGAAACTCTTGAGATTGTACATGCTGTTGACCAGGCAAGTCCACTCGATTTATTGTGGCACCAGATACAGCTTGCTTATGCTGCGATTATAAGAGCACAAAGGATTGCTTATGTTGAAGACCAAAGAGACAAGACAGTCGAGCAGGTCGAAGCCAAGGCAGGAGCTACGATAGGGTCTAAGTGGGAAGTGCAGCAGGCTTGGGATAAGCAAAATAACTTTCTCAAAGCACAAGCTAGGGCCCAGGGCGAATTAAGGAACCTGATTAAGCAATATGACGAAATGCTTCATAGGGATTGGGACCTTGCCACGGAGGAACAGAAGGTACGAATTGCGAAACTTAAAGCTGAAACGAGTAGAATCGGTGGAGATGATGAAGTTGAGTTCTTAGATGATATAGAGGGGGATGTATATGGCGATAATAAGGCGTAAGACAATCCCTTTTAATTTTTCCGAGAAGCATAAGGAGTACATGAGGCGGTCAGCTGAGTGTATGTATAACATTGCAGAAGGGGCAATAAGAGCTGGCAAGACCGTGGATAATGTGTTTGCTTTTGCACACGAACTCAAAACGGCTAAAGATAAATTGCATCTTGCTACTGGATCTACTGTCGCAAATGCCAAGCTTAATATTGGCGATGCGAACGGCTTCGGGCTTGAATATATATTTCGCGGCCAAAGCAGATGGGGAAAATATAAAGATAATGATGCATTGTTTATAAAAGGACCATCAACAGGTGGCAGACAGAAGGTTGTAATCTTTGCGGGCGGTGCGAAAGCAGATAGCTTTAAAAAGATTCGAGGCAATTCGTACGGAATGTGGATTGCTACAGAAATCAATTTGCATCACGATAACACTATCAAAGAGGCATTTAACCGTACTGCTGCAGCAAGTAAACGCAAATTCTTTTGGGACCTAAACCCAGATAATCCAAATGCAGATATTTACACTGAGTATATCGATAAATACTCAGAGAAAGCGGCAAGAGGGGAATTGCTTGGTGGATACAACTACCAGCACTTCACGATTGACGATAATATTAACATTTCAGAGCAAAGACGAGCCGAGATAAAGAGCCAGTATGACCAGACATCGATTTGGTACAAAAGAGACATTCTAGGGTTAAGGTGTATAGCTGAGGGGCTTATATACAGGAATTTTGCAGACAATCCTGAAAGGCATATTTGGACAGACTCAATTCCTCGAATCATGAATATCTACATCGGAGTTGACTTTGGGGGAACGGGGTCTGCGCATTCTTTCGTGGCGACAGGGATTACATCGGATTACAAAAACGTGATTAGTTTACTGTCGAAAAGGATTCCGTGTACAGATGCAGAGATACCACCCACGATGTTAGAAGCAATGTTTTGCGACTTTGTGCATGAGGTCATTAACCGATATGGTACCGTCACAGACATATTTTGTGACAATGCAGAACAAACACTTATTGCAGGTTTTAGACAAGCATTAAGGCAAAACGGACTTGGATGGATACGCATTCACAACGCACTAAAAGACGAGGTTAACAACAGAATAAATCTTACCGCCAGGCTGATGGCTCAAGGGCGGTTTTTTTATATCGAAAACTTGAGCGAATCGTTGGTGCTAGCTTTAAGTACGTGTATTTGGGACCCAAAGGAAAAAACAAAGAACGTAAGGCTTGATGACGGAACGAGCGATATAGACTCATTGGATAGCTTTGAGTATACAATCGAGCGTTTCGCAAGGAGATTGATAGATTATTAGGAGGCAGTATATGTTTCACAAAATAATAGAGTGGATTAGAAAGGTTTTTAAAGAGCGTGCAGCACAGGGAGAGGTCCTTAGCACGATTATCCTAGATGACAATACAATCGATTGCATAGAATTGTGGTCTGCGATGTATGAAGACAAAGCACCCTGGATAAAGGATGATGTGACAAGCACAGGCATTCCCTCTGCAGTGTCATCTGAGCTGGCGAGACTAGTTACGCTTGAGATGGAATCGGAGATTACGGGAAGCAAACGAGCTGATTTTCTAAATGTGGCATACAGAAAGGTTTTATCAGAGCTAAGGATTCAGACTGAGTATGCATGTGCGCTTGGGGGGATTATACTCAAGCCTTTTGTACAGGGTGATACAATATCCGTTGAGTTTATCCAAGCAGATAGATTTGTGCCTACTGGATTTAACGGCTCTGGTCAAATAACATCTTGTCAATTCGTCGAGCAGGTTGTTCGTAACGGAAAGATATACACGAGAGTCGAATCGCATGATCTTGATGGGAAATATTGTGTTATTCAAAACAGAGCCTACGAGAGCAAGCAAAGAGGAGTGCTTGGTCACCAGATTAATTTAACCGATGTTCCAGAATGGGAGACCCTCGAAGAGTCCACAACAATTAAAAATGTGCCAGGTGTTTTATTCTCATACTTTAAAATTCCACAGGCAAACAACAAGAATAGGCAAAGTCCATTTGGAGTGTCTGTATATTCAAAAGCCGCTGAACTTATTAAGCAGGCAGATGAGCAATGGGCACGTATCATGTGGGAGTTTAAAGGTACAGAGCTAGCCGTAGATATGTCCGAGTCGCTGTTCAGAAAGGACAGTAACGGAAATACTATTTTGCCATCTGGCAAGGGGCGACTATTCCGTCAGTACAGCATAGATACGGGCATATCCGAAAAACCTTTTTATCAAATTTTTAGCCCTGAGATAAGAGACTCAAGCTTGTTTAATGGCTTTAATCAGATACTAAGACGCATTGAGTTCGCATGTGGTCTAGCGTATGGTACATTATCCGATGTCCAGGACGAGGACCGAACGGCTACAGAGGTTTTGTTTAGCAAACAGAGATCGTATTCATTCGTATCTCAGATTCAGGAGTCGCTACAGAACGCACTAGAGGATTTAATTAAGGCGATGGATGTATGGACGAGCCTATACAAGCTCGCACCAGCAGGATCATACGATGTATCGTTTAACTTCGATGATAGCCTGATTGTTGATAGCAAAACAGAAAATCAGCTGATGATGCAAGAGGCTACATCCGGACTAATTCGAAAAGAGATCTATTTGATGAGAAGGTATGGCGTCACAGAGGACCAGGCAAAAGAGATGCTGCCTGAAACTTTGATAACGCCTGAGGAAGAGTAATGCTTAGTCCGGAGTACTTGGCGCAGTGCACATCCTATCTGCTAGGGATGATGGACTTGGTTAATGAACAGCTTGTTGCAGACATTGCGAGACGAATTGTTAAGACAGGTACATTAACCGAAAGTGCACAGTTTGAGTCGGAGAAACTAACGCAGCAAAACATACTATATAAAGATATTGTTAATAGCATATCTAAGGTATCGGGCTTGACGGAAGCTGAAATTACTAGAGTCTTTGAAGAGGCTAATTTTGAGAATATGGAAAGCGAGAACCTCAGAGCTGCAATAGCAGGAAAGACACCTATAGATCATGCGTCAAATGTTGCGATGGGCAACTTGCTATCATCTCATATAAGAAAGACTAAAGGCGTGGTTAAGAATCTTACAAGGACCACTGCTAGTCAAGGACAAAACGCCTTTATTAATGCTGTTAATCTTGCTAATATGCAGGTAAGTTCGGGTTCTTTTACTTATGATTTTGCTATTAAAAATGCTATCAAGCAGGTTGCAAAATCAGGACTTACCGTACAATATCCCACAGGTCACATCGACAAGCTAGATGTTGCAGTTCGCAGAGCTGTGCTCACCGGAGTAAATCAATCTTCTGCCGAACTCAACATGTTATACTGCGACGAAATAGGTACGGATTTAGTAGAAGTTACCGCACATTCTGGAGCGAGACCGTCGCACGCCGATTGGCAGGGTGGGGTATACAGTCTTAGCGGGAAAAGCAAGGGATATGGCTCTTTTTATGACATTACGGGCTACGGTACGGGTGAAGGACTTTGTGGATGGAACTGCAGACACAGTTTTTACGCTTACTACGAAGGGACTGAGAGAACTTACTCGAAGGAATACCTAGATAGTTTGGATAGCAAAACCTATGAATATGATGGAGAGACATACACTAATTACGAAGCAGGACAGAAGCAGAGATCATATGAAAGAGCAATTCGAGCAGAAAAGAGATACTTGGCTGGCTTGAATTCTGCTTACAACGAGACAAAAGATGATACCTTAAGGCAGAGCCTAAAATACGAGATGGAGAGCTCTGCGGTTAATTTAAAGCGCAAGGAAGCAGAACTAAAACATTTCTGCAAGGCTACAGATAGGCGCATTGATACAACTAGAACTCAAGTTCATGCCGTAAGGGATTCTTCCGGCAAGATTGTGGGATTTGATAGAAGTGCAGCACAGAGGGCAAGAAATGTAGCTATTAAGCACCATACAGATTGGTTAAAGTCAATCGGCGCGGAAAGCAGCGAATTAAAAGTGCTTGACAAATACTATGATGCCAAATATAATAATTCTCCTGCCTATAAGAATCTAATGGATTATAGATTTTTGGTAAGCAAAGGAGAGATAAGCCCACTGCTGAGTTATAAAGTATATGATGCGTATAGTAGAGCTGTGCAAAATAATTTAGTGGGAGTACAAACACCGTTAGGTTTACAGATAGAAGGATATGCGTCTCATTTTGTTGGAAGAGTGATTGGGAATTCGGCATTAAACCAGAAATATAATAGACCTGGTGTTTCAATTGAGGCTTTGATTGATTGCTTGAAATCGGGAAGAGTTGGAAAAGAACAAGTAAGCAAATTAGGAGAGCGCAGCATTCTTTTGAAAAGTGATAAATGCAACATAGCAATTAATCCGGATAAAAGAATACTGATACAGTGTAACTCTAAATAATTTGGGGAGGTGGAAATATATGGAAAGTATTTTGATTTATAAACCTGATGACTTCAGGTACTTGAAGAAATATTATAGTGAAGAATATCTAAAAAATGCATCGAAATCGGACTTCTTGGATGCTATGAATGAGAAAATCATGGAAGTAGGTTTTGATGATAAATTGGAATTTTATAATGACGAGGGTAAAAAGCTCCAGGAAATATATGACAATATTTACTATATGAATTAGTATCCTAAAACCATAGGCGAGTTTATCCCAATGATATAAACACACTCAGGCAGGGTGTGTTTTTTAGTGAACAAATAACGATACTTAAGGCAGCTATATAGCTGTCTTTTGTTATACAAAAAATTAGCTTAGTACAGAGCGTAATCATGTACACGGAGGAGAAGCAACCTCGTATAAAAGCGTACCGAGAAAGGAAAAACATCATGAAAAGAGAAGTTATTGAAAATCTCCTTAAGGGACTAGGAGTGGCCGAGGATAAGGTCAAGGAGGCTGTAGATACTATCATGACCGAAAATGGTAATGACATCGAAAGATATAAAACCTCAGAGACCAACCTTAAATCGCTGCTTAAAACTGCGAACGAGACACTTGAGAAGTTTAAGGATGTCGACATCGATGGACTTAAAGGTGAAGTGCAAAAGTACAAGGATGCAGCTGCCGAGGCAGAGTCAAATAGCAAAGCCGAAATCGAAAGGCTGCAATTCGGATATGCTCTTGATGGGGCGCTGAGAACTGCAGGTGCAAAGAACAGTAAAGCAGTAAGAGCGCTACTTGATGAGGCAGGGCTTAAGCTTAACGGCGACAGCATCGTCGGTCTTGATGAGCAGCTAAAAACCATCAGAGAGAATAACGATTATCTCTTTAATGATGACACAAAGCCAGTTATCGTTAGATCCACTCCAGGAGCAACTGGTGGAACAGGGTCTGATGATAAGAACAAAGAAGTTAACACAGCAATAAGAAATCTTTTAGGAAAGGAATAATATTATGGTAAACGTAGTAACAAGAGAAAAAGTTGAAGCTCTAATCAGGGAGCAGGTGACTCCAGCAATTTTTCAGGACACACCAAAGGAATCAGTTGTTTTGAGTCTTGGTAAGAAGCTGCCAAACATGAGCTCAAAGACAACAAGAATCAGAGTAACCGACATTCTACCAATGGCTTACTGGGTAGATGGCGACACAGGAATGAAGCAGACTAGTGATATGGCATGGGATAATGTGTATCTCACAGCAGGGGAACTCGCAGTTATCGTTCCAATTCCTGAGGCAGTGCTAGATGATGCAGAATTTGATATCATAGGCGAGATTAAGCCTAGGGTAATTGAGGCAATCGGACAGAAGGTTGATAGCGCAATCCTGTTCGGTGTTAACAGACCAAGAGAGTGGCAGAACGACGTGATTACAATGGCGAGACAGTCAGGCAACAACGTCGCTCCTGGTTCAAAAGACATGTTCACACTTATCATGGATGAAGGTGGCGTGCTAAACAAGATCGAGGAGGACGGATATGTTCACTCTGGAGCTATCGCATCAACAGGAATGAAGGCAAAGCTCAGAGGGCTTAAGGGTACAGACGGACATCCAATCTTCATGTCAACATTGCAGGGGGCAACATCATACGGCCTTGACGGAGCACCTTTGTACTTCCCTGACAATGGAAGCTTTGACAAGAAGATTGCGCAGCTGATTGTTGGTGATTTCAACAAGCTTGTGTACTCAATCCGTCAGGATGTAACATTTAAGCTACTAACAGAAGGCGTAATCCAGAACCCACAGACAAAGGAGATTGTATATAACCTCGCGCAGCAGGATATGATTGCCCTAAGAGTTGTATTCAGAATGGGTTGGGCAATGCCAAATCCAGCTACAAGAATGAACGAGGACAGAACAGGTTGTCCATTTGCTTATCTTGAGCCAGCTACACCTGTGACAACTCAGAAAGTTACATTCACTGTAAAGAACAAGACTGTCGCAATCGAAGGCGCAACTGTTGAGGTTAACGGTTCAAGACTAAAGACTAATGCTGCCGGTGTTGCAGAGTTTAATCTAAGAGCTGGAACATATCCAGTAAAGATTAAGGCATCTGGATATGCACCTCAGACAGACACAGTGACTGTTGAGTCTGCAGAGGTAACAAAGGCAGTGGTTCTTGTAGCTACTAAGTAGGTAGAGCTATGTATCTGACATATGAGGAGTATAAGGCTTATGGGGGAGAAATCCCCCAGACCGCTTTTGTTAAGTATGAAAGACAAGCTAGGTATACCATCAACTACTATACCTTCGGACGTATCAAAGAGCCTGTATCCGAAACAGTTAAAGAGTGCATGGTCGAGCTCATGGACTTTGAGTATGAGGTAGATAAGGCACGTGATGAAGGCAGTAAAGCGATAAAGTCGGAAACTGTCGGAGATCATACTGTTAGTTATGCAGATGGCCTTGACTCATTAGGAATCCAAACTGGTGTAAACACAGGAACAAACAAGGCATCGCTAGAATATAGCATCGTAGCTAAATATCTGGTGAATACAGGCTTGATGTATAGAGGGGTGGAATAATGCTGACAAATGCGGATATTACACTTTTTAATCGCTATTATGACAATGATAGCGGTGAATACAAATACGCAAGGACATTTCTTAGAGGGGTTAACTGGCAAGACTCCCAAGCTATAAACATCTCGCAATCAGCGGGAGTTAAAAGCACGAATCATACACGAGTTTTTATCCCGTTAAAAGTTGACTCGGAAGAGAAAACATACCTCAAGCCTAAGACATTTAAGCGTAGTGACAAGGTCACTAATTACACTTTGGACAACGCAGATATCGTTGTTAAGGGAATTGTCGATTTTGATATGAACGACGCTCACAACGGCGGTTTTAAAGCTCTATTGCGTGACTTTGATGATGTGATGAAGATTACTAAGGTAGTTGATAATAGGTATGGTAGCAAGTTAGTACAGCACTTTGAATTGGAGGTTGAATAATGGCAAAAGAGTGGAAGGCAGGAGATTATATCCCTGTACAGTATATTAACGCCCTCGAAAAAGAGGTCGAAGAGCTGCGTAAGTTTGCTCCAGGGGATGGGGACGAAGATGTCGATAAGAGTGAAGGTTGACATTGACGCAATAAAGATAGCTAGAAAAAAAGGACTAGATCAAAACGGTGCGGCACAAAGATTTTTTACGCATGAGGTTAGACGTTTGTCAGACCCTTATGTACCAAAAAAAGAGGGTGTTCTTAAGGGAACCGCAGTAGAAGGTGTCGATGAAATCGTATACCCTCAGATATATGCTAAAAAGCAGTACTATGAAAATAGAGGCAGAGGCATGAGGGGAAAACGATGGGACCGTAGAATGGTTGCACAACGAGGACCTGCCCTTTTAGCTAGTGTAGTTAAGTTTATAGCAAGGAGGGGATAATGGCTGATGTAATAATCATGGACGCAATAAGAAATCTTATAAAGACTTGCCCGCATATCGATAAGTTTGCTGAGGGGATAGGAATAGATTATCTTGCAGAAGACCCTACTTGCTATGCAGTTGAGTCATCGCCCGCAGACCTTATTTTAAAGAGATATATCAACGGAGACAGCGAACGTCAACAGGTCTTCGTTTTTTCGAGCAGAGAGGCGTACGGCGCTGATGTAAGACAAAACATTGAAAACATTGGTTTCTTTCAGCTTTTTGCTAGCTGGCTTGCGTCGATAAGCAAAAATAGGAACTTTATAGACTTGGGCTCAAATAGATGCCCAGTGAAAATTGAAGCCCTAACAACAGGCTACGTCTTTGATGTAGACGAATCAAGGGCAAAGTATCAAATCGATTGTAGGCTTGTATACCTACAGGAAGGAGAATAGATATGGCATTAACAGAAGTTAGAAAAAGAGTTGCACAGGCAAGTTATCTAGACTGTGCAAAGACTGGTGAAACAGCAGCTATGGAGCTACTTGGCACAGGGTTCAGGGAACTCAACGAAGAGCCAAGTGCACAGGTGAGAAGCAAGCGATATATTAACCAGAAATCCACATCAAAGGGTATTTCAGGTTACGAGTGGCAGTCTCCGTTTTCTGCTGATCAGATTCGCAGTGAAAAAGCTATTGCCTTCATCTGTGAAATTGGCGAAAGACAGAGGACTGGAGCAGATGTTGAAAGAGACTACATCATAGTTGACCTTGATCAGAAAGTAGGAGGCGGAGCAACCACTTTCAGCGCTAGAAAAATAAAGGTAGCCATAGAGGTTTCTAAGTTTGGTAACGAGGATGGCGAGATGACTTGCGAAGGAAACTTCTTGGGCGTTAGTGATGTTGTTGTGGGAACATTCGACACATCAAACAAAAAGTTCACTGAGACAGTGATAGCTGGTTAATAAAGGAGCAACACAATGGTTAATACAAAAATAACATTCGCAAATGGACAGGATCTCGTAGCAGATTTTTACGATCTAGACTTTCGTACATCATATAAGTCCAACATGGCAACTTTTGTTGAGGAAATCAACGGAATTGACCTTTCACAGGATGACGACATTGTCCTCAGCAATCAGATGGACGCGCTCAAACGTTGTATTGATAGTATTTGGGGTCCAGGCGAAGGAGATAGAGTCTTTGGCGGAAAACGAAATGTCATGATGATGTTTGACGTTATGAATAAGCTGCGTGAGCTTAATGAGGCTGTTAACGAAGATCTTGTTGCAACAAGCAAAGCTATGCAGCTTGAGCTAGCGAAATGATAGGTAGTATATTAACCAATAAACCGAGCAAATCAGTAACTATAAGAGGTGTTGAGGTTCCCATAAACTGGGACTTTCGCACCTCTATTAAGTTTACTGAGTTACTGACAGACCGCGATTTATCCAAAATTGAGTTAATCAAAAAGGGCGTGCGTCTTTACTATGGAACATGGGCAGATACACATAGTTTTGCAGAAGGAGAGCTTGAAGAAGCTATCGAAAAGATGATTGAGTTTTATTCATACAGTGTAGCACCTGTAAATAGTAAGAATAAATCATCGAAAAAGCAATCGTATTCATTTACTTATGATGCTGAGTATGTTTACGCAGCCTTTTGGGAACAGTACAAGATTGATTTATCTGTCGTTGAAATGCATTGGTGGAACTTCAAGGCCCTATTTAATGGGCTTAGCGAGAACACACAGTTCGGAAAGATTATTGGTTATAGGACAATGGACATATCGAGGCTTAGTGACGAGGAGAAGAAGTTTTATCGCGAGATGAAATCGCTATATAAACTACCTACAAATGAGTCTGAAATCGATGAAGCGCTTAGCAATGAACTTGCAGAGGCACTTGAAAATGGCGGTGATATTGATGCAATCCTGTCAAAAAAATATGATTAAAGTCAAATGCAGTGGATGTGGGCAGACACTGTGTAGGGCTAATTTAACGGACGGAGAAGTCGAAATAAAATGCCCACGCTGTAAAAGAATAACATTGATTGAAAGCAAGATAAAGAGCAGAGAGAGCACAGATAAGTAGCTGAGTCAACCTGTCTTGATGATATAAGGCAGGTGATTACATGGCAGATGGTAAGGTTACTATAGAAACCATATTGGATTCCAGAGAATTTAATAAAGCTGTAAGAGAGCTATCTGGCACGACAAAAAAAGGGCTTAAAGTTGTCACTGAAGCTGTTGCAAGTACCGCAACTGCTTTGGGAGGATTAGGACTGCTTGCTATTAAGCAGGGAATTGCTTTTGAAAGTGCATTTGCTGGTGTTAAAAAGACTGTAGATGCAACGGACAAAGAGCTTGCTGAATTTGAACAAGGCATACGAGATATGGCAAAATCTATGCCTCAGTCAGCGACTGCTATTGCGTCAGTCGCAGAGGCGGCAGGTCAGCTGGGCATCAAAAATGAGAGCTTATTGCAATTTACGAAAACAATGGTAATGCTCGGAGATGCGACAAACATGACGTCTGACGAGGCAGCTACTGCTCTTGCTAGATTTGCAAACATAACTGGCATGAGTCAAGATAACTTTGATAAGCTTGGATCTACCATCGTAGCGCTTGGAAATAATCTTGCTACAACCGAGTCAGAAATTGTGGACATGGCGATGAGAATCGCAGGTGCTGGTCACCAAGTGGGGCTTACTGAAGCTCAAATCATGTCGTTCTCTGGAGCGTTATCTTCTGTCGGAATAGAAGCTGAAGCTGGAGGAACAGCTTTTTCTAATTTAATTTCAAAGATGAACCTTGCAACACAAAAGGGCGGCGAACAGTTAGAACAATTCGCTTCCGTTGCAGGCATGAGTGCTGACGAATTTAAAAAAGCATTTGAAGAGGATGCAGCGAGTGCAATCATAAGCTTTATTAAGGGACTCGACAACATAAACAAAAATGGGGGGTCTGCAATTAAGACGCTCGATGATATAGGGCTATCTGATATACGTATGCGCGATGCATTGCTAAGGGCATCAGGTGCAAGTGACGTATTTACTAAAGCATTATCAATAGGTACAAAAGCCTGGAGTGAAAATACCGCGCTCACACACGAAGCAGAAGAGCGATATAAGACGCTTGAATCAAGGCTAGGAATTTTTAAGAACACCATAACAGACATAGGTATATCACTCTACAAGTCAGTAGACACCCCTTTGGGCGATATTGTAACTTCAGCAACAGACGCAGCCAACGGATTGTCTAAAGCATTTGAGCAGGACGGTATTCAAGGGCTTGCAAAGGCAATAGGAGATATATTAGCTGATGCGGCAACTGCTGCAGCAAAACACGCTCCTGAACTCATTTCTGCCGGAGCTAAGACCGTTAAGGCTTTTGTAGATGGATTATATGCTCACCGAGGCGAAATTGTTTCTGCTGCAGGTGATATGGCAATGGCGCTTGCTAGTGGTATCGCCGATATGCTCCCTAAAGGTCTAGGAAACACAATTAAAAACCTCACTGAGGTAACTATTTCTATTGCTAAGCCTCTACTAAAGATGGCTGATGGGTTACTTAGAGTTGCATCCGCTGGATCTAGCCTAGTTCCAATACTAGCTGGATTAATTGGGGCGTTCAAAATACACTCAAAGCTCACACCAATCATACGACTATATAAAGAGTTTGTCGTTGCACAAAAGGCACTAGGTACGGCTATGGCAGTATCGATGGTCAGTGAAAAAGGAGCTACTGCAGCACGAATTGTAAACAACGCTGTTACAACATTTGCTGCAGCTAAGGCAAAAGCGCTAGCAGCTGCAGAAACACGAAATGCATTAGCCACCGCAGGCGGAACTACAGCAACAATAGCAAATACTATGGCTGTACAGGCTCAGGGAGTTGCAGCAGGTATTGCTGCAGTTGCTACAAAGGGACTTAGCGCAGCGATGTCATTTTTGGGCGGACCAATGGGGCTCATAATAACTGCGGTCGGAGCGTTAGCTGGTGCATTTTTACTGTTATCAAAAAAAGAAGAGAGCGAAGCAGAAAAGTCAAGAAAAGCCATAGAGGAAAAGAAGAAGAAAATCTATGAGCTCCGAGATGCTTACAAGAAATCTATTAAGACTGCTGAGGAGCAACTCGAAAAGGATTTAATCCAAATTAATAATACAAAGAGGCTTGCTCAGGAACTTGGCACAATAGTTGATGTTAACGGCAGAGTAAAAGATGGTTACCAGGACCGTGCAAACTTTATTGTTGGTCAGCTAAAAGAAGCAACTGGTCTTGAAATACAGATGGTAGATGGAGTTATACAAAAGTATGACGAAATAAAAGGACAAATTGATAGCTATATAGAGAAAAAGAAAGCTGAAATCATAATTAAATCGAATGAAGAAGGTTATAAAAAAGCACTAGAGCTACAACAAAAAGAGATTGACATGTATGTTCAGCAAAAAAAAGAGCTTGATGAAATTGTTCAAAAACGAAAAGAAGCTGAAGAAAAAACCAAAGGCGCGACAGGACGTGAATTAGAAGAAGCCAAAGGAGCGCTAAGTCAGTACAAAGAACTTGAGAAAAATAAACGTAAGGAAATTTCGAAAACAGAAAACTCCCTAAAAGATTCACTAGCAACACGAAAAGCGTATGAGAAAATGTATGCGGACTTTGAGGCAGGAAATTACTCCGAAATAACAATGATTGCTGAGGACCATGCTAAAAAAATGTCTGAAATTGAGGGAATGAAAAAGGAAGACCTCAAAGCCACGATTAAGGACAAAGAAGATAATTTGGCCTACCTAAAAGAATTGCAAAAGGACTTTAATACGCAAGAAGTTCAGGACGCAATAGATGCATCTGAGCAGGAACTTCAGCTTGCTCGCGATAAGTATAAAAGTATGGAGAGCGAGACGAAGAGTGGTGGAGATAAAGTTGCAAAGGCATCAGGCGATGCTGCCATGAGCGCATTTAATGCTGCAGTTAATGCAAGAAATTCATGCGACTGGAGTGGCTTGGGTCAAAGCTTTTGTGATGGCATAATTGCTGGCATAAATGCTGGAGCACAAGCTGTCAAGAACGCCGTTGCAAATGTAGTTGCACAGTCTGAAAAAGCTGGACGTAAAAAAGCGAAAACAAATTCTCCGTCCAAGCTATTTAGGGATGGACTTGGTAAATCGTTCCCTGAGGGCATGGCAGTTGGAGTAAGCAGGAACGCACATCTCCTTGATAGAGCTATCGAGGAGAGCATAGAGCATGCACTTAGAGCCGGAAGTAAAGTAAGTACTGGCATCGATAGCGCGATAGGCGGTATTGATGTAGATGTCAACTTTGCAAAAATCAATACTGCTATAAGTAATCAGAAGAGCATCGTTCCGAAGGCTATCTATGGAAATGTTAATGCTGGAGGCGTGCAAGCGACAGGTGCAACAAAAATTGAGCAAACAATAATATTCGAAGATAAAATACAGTCTCCAGCAGACATAGCAAGAGCTATACGTAAAGAGGCTGTTATTTTAGGTTTAGGAGGACATTAGTGAGCAAGAAATTTGAGCTATTTGAACTAAATGTAATACGGTCAGATGGGCTAAGGCATACGTTAGGAAAAGAAGATTGGGGAGTAGAATCCCTAACAGGTGTCGACTTCCCTGAGATTGAGATTTTTAGTGAACCTCGAGGCTATGGAAACGGTGATATTGTAACGGGCAAACGCAAGAAATCAAGACTAATTACATTCATGGCATCTTTCAGAGCTAGTGATGATAAATATGAATCGGAACGCAGAACTGTACTCGGATTTTACAATTCGAATTACACATATCAACTTGAGGTTACATATCTAGGCAATACGCTTTTAGCAAAAGAATGCGAACTAGTAGCGGCCAATTATCCAAGCGCAAATATATATGATAGTCCTGACTTGTCAATTAGTCTTATGTCGCCTTACCCAGATCTATTCGCAGACAACAAAGAAACAACAAGCTTTTCATCCGTGACACCTATGTGGCACTGGAAAAGAATATATATTGGTGATGAAGGCAAACTCGCATTTGGGGAGATAACAAAGACTGACACAAAGGTCGTTAATTATCTCGGCAGTGAGCCAGCTCCGATTGTAATCACAATAAAGTCCACAGGCTACGTTCCCGGCATCGATATCGAGATGGGAGACATTAAGACAAGCGTTAAAACCGTGCTAAATGCCACTGATGTCCTCGTTATTGACTGCGACAAGCGAACGGTCAAAAAGAACGGTAAAGACGTGCCATACAGCGATTTTGACGCTAGAGACCTTATGCAGATGGTACTTGGCTATGGTGACAATCAAATCAAAATATCAAAAGACGGCAATACGGCATTTACTGCAGAAGTAAGCTTCGTGGGAAGATACGGAGGTGTGTAAATGATTAAGTGTCTAAACAAATTCGGCGAAGAGGTCAAGATGATTGACTTCGTCGAACTTCAATGGAGTAGAAAATATTTCGAGAGTGGGTCATTCGTGCTATATATGGCAGCTAAGGATTATGATCCCAATGTCAAGTACATCCAGTGTATAGGACGGCCTGAAACAGCGATGGTGCAAAAGGTCGTGTACGAGGAAAAGAATAACGGCGAATTTGTAACACTATCAGGCTTTTTTATCGACAAAGTGCTTGATTGGAGTGCTTATACGATACCGATTTCGACAATGACATTTAAGAGTAAGACAGAAGTTGAAACGCAATTAAAGAAATGGTTGCTTGAAACTGTGAGTGACAAGGCTCAGCCTGGATGGGGAACGGAACTAAGCACAGATAGTGACGTACCAAGCGAGCTATCTATAAGTGCAGAACTTGGTGAAAGTACAGGCTCTGCGATGCGAAAAGCTTTAAAGTCTGCAGGATATACACTCATTTGCAGACCGATTTTCTCGGCAAAGGAAGAACCAGGCAAACCACTTCTAGGCATTGAGTTGCACGTTCAAAAGGGCAAGGATTTACGTGATGACGTATTTTTTGGCGAAGCTTGGGGGAATATCTCTAAGTGCGAATACGCATGTGACGAAAGCGGCATATACAGTGGCTTTTTAGCGAGCCAGGAGATACCTGACGATTTTAACACGTCAAACGAAGTTCACGGATTTTGGAAGGACGGCAAAAAGGTCAGAGCAATACACGAATACGTACAGTTTGACAACAACATGCCTAGTAATCTCGGGCATTGTATTCCGCTCAAAGTTTTTAATGCAAGCATAAGCGGAGTCGAAATCAAGAGCGAAAACGAGGCCCTCATAAGGTCTAAGATGAGGGATGCAGCAAAGCTAGAAATGTTAAACAGCTACAAACAAGAGACTATCTCGGTAGATGTATTGCAGCATCGTTTTTATTATCTCAAAGACTACGACCTGGGTGATATTTGTACAATCAATATTGATTCGATACAAAAAGAATTTACTTCCAGGCTCGTCGAAGTCAGAGAGGTTCACTCTAAAAATACAGCAAAAGTCGAGCTTGTCTTTGGAACTCCAAACAGGCAAATTTACAGAAAGGTGGATGTATAGTATGGCAAAGAGTTTTCCGTTCGAATCGAAACGAATAATAGGTAATGAATGGGACAGAGCAATCACGGCTCAGGATGAAAGAGATTTCAACAAGATGTGCTGGGGAAACGGTGTGTTTATTAACCCAATTGATGGGCTTATGGTCACAGCACACGGAGGTATGACCGTCAATGTAAAACCAGGAGGCGCAATCATCGAGGGCGCAGTATTTAAAGAGAGTAATAACAGACAAATCACATTGTCTCCTGCGTCGAGCCTGCCTCGTATCGACAGAATCGTTTTGCGATTCGATACAGCAGAGGATAGGCGAGACATTGACATCTACCTCAAAGAGGGCGTTGCAGCAACAAATCCTGTTGCCCAGGATCTAATCCGCGAATCGAACTATTACGAGCTAGCAATCGCTGATGTTTATATTCCAGCTCGAACAAGCTCAATCGAATCCGTCAACATATCTGATACAAGGATGGATTCAAATCTTTGTGGTTGGGTAGTTCCAGCTGTAGAGTATCGCGGACTATTTGACAACCTATGGCTACAGCTACGTGATAGTTTTGGTACAGTTAACTCAGCACTATCTGGGACACTTGCCCAGGACCTCAAGCAAGAGATTAAAGCCACAGATGAAAAGTATGCAGACCAGATCAGGCGCGTTAGAGACGACATGGGCGATACAACCATGTTGAAAACTAGCGCAAGAAATCTTGCAGATGCAATCAATGAGCTATATAACGGAGGCGGAAGAGCTCAGGATTATGTCATAGATCAGGGCGAAGTCGATGGATGGCAGTATATAAAATGGAAGAGGGGGAGATTAGAGCTTATTAAGACAGCTGATTCAGACTCCAGATCGGGATGGACTGCTGCACCCTGGAACAACATGATTTTTAACAGAAAAACGTTTACATTCCCATCGTCTTATCGATTTACCACAAAGCCCAACGTAACGGCATCAGTGCAGATTGGCAACGGATATTCGTTTGCCGCTCAAACAATCAATACGCAAAATACAACGATGTTGACGGTAGCTGCGAGTCAGAGCTCAGCATCTGCAGATATTTTAAACTTACAGATTTACGCAGTAGGTAAGTGGAAATAGGAGGGCGTATGGAAAGAGCGATAATAATAGCAGTGTTTGCATCAACGGGGCTTTGGAGTTTTATCAGCATGCTAGTGCAGAGGTACATGGAAAGAAAAAGTGATTATGCGATGATGATGCGTGGATTGGGCCACGACAGAATCTGTAGCTTGGGAGAGTTTTATATCAAGCGTGGATATATCACTCGTGACGAATACGAGAACTTAGTGGATTATCTGTACATCCCATATAAGGGTCTAAAAGGCAATGGGACGGCGGAGAAGATTATAAACGAGGTTAAGCAGCTCCCTCTCACAGATAGCAAAATCAAATAATTATCAACCGGGTGGCGAGAGCCACCTTTTTAATTTATTTCAAGGAGGTAATTGAGATGAAAACAAGAAATTGGAAAGATTGGGCAGTTAAGGCGGGAACACGAGCAGTAAAGACAGTGGCGCAGACTGCAATCGCAACAATCGGCACCACGGCACTACTCACAGACGTTAATTGGGCTGTTGTTGTGAGTGCGTCAGCATTAGCAGGGTTACTATCCTTGCTGACAAGCATTGCAGGATTGCCGGAACTCGATGAGAATGTTAAAAACTATAAGGACTTGGAGGGTTAATCATGCTTAATGGTATAGATATATCGGGATGGCAAGAAGGGTTAGACCTATCAAAAGTACCTTGTGACTTTGTAATCATTAAAGGCACAGGAGGTACAAGCTATGTATCAGCTACTTGTGATGGGTTCATGCAGCAAGCGAAGGCATTAGGCAAGCTAACAGGTGTATATCACTTTGCGCGTGAAGCGGGCTGCGGTGGCACAGGTACTGAAGAGGCTAGATGGTTTGTTGCGAATTGTGGCGCTTATTTTGACGGCACAACAATCCCCGTACTTGACTTTGAAACAGATACATGGCTAGGGCAAGAATGGGCGCGCGAGTGGCTAGATGAGGTATATAGACTAACAGGGGTTAGACCTTTATTTTATACATATTTGGGCGTGCTAGAATCTCAAGATTTTAGTTTAGTAGCAAATGGGAATTATGGTTTGTGGCTTGCAAGATACGGCAGCAATACCCCAAAGGGCTATGAACCCAATACACCTGTACCAAATTCCCATAGCTTCCCTTTTGTCGCAATGTATCAGTATTGCTCGCAAGGAAGTCTTGCGGGATGGAATGGAAATTTGGATCTTAATGTATTTTATGGCGATGCTGCGACATGGTACGCATACGCACAGAAAGCGGGAGCGACTGCTAAGATTAGTAAACAAACTATCCCGGACGATATAACAATTAAAAGATACAATGGTGAGGACAGATACAAAACCGCGGATCTAATAATCAACGATTATATCAAAGCAAATAAAGTAGTAACAAATGGTGAATCATACGCAGATGGAATCACTGCTTGTTACCTTGCAAGAAGCAAGAAAGCAAATATTGTATTTGACAAGTGCAAGGAAACAAACGGGCTAGAAACATATACCATAGGTGGCGACATCAAAGTGAATGGCACGGGAGTAAAATCTATTAGCGGTGCAAATAGATATGATACGAATCTTGCAGTGCTGAAGGAATGCAGCAAAGACATTAAGAAGATAATCATCACAAGCGGTAAAGATTGGGCTGACGGAATATCAGTTACAACTGCGGGGCTTCCTGTAATGCTCGTAAGTGATTATATATCAGTCAAACAAGCAGCATTTCTCGAGAAACTATCGGATGAAATAGAATATATCATCATAGGCGGCTCAAGTGCAGTATCGCAGATTGTAAGCAAGCAGATCGCCGACATAAGCCAAGTAACAAGAATTGATGGCGCAGATAGATATGAAACGTCAACAATGACTGCAGAATACTTCTATCCAAACGCGGAAGCCGTGATTTTAGTTAATGCATGGGCGGATGCAGTAGCAGCAAGCAACATAGGGGAATACCCTGTTATTCTTTTGAGCAATCGCACAAATGAATCTGCAAGAGCATATATAAAGAAGCACGAAATCAAAAAGGCTTTCGTGCTAGGCGATATATCAGACGATATACTAGCTGATATATTCAACTAACTTTAAAAGGAGATAAAAAATGAAACATGAAGAATTTATGAAGCTATGTGCGAGGAAAGTTGCAGAATACGAGAACAAGAGAGATGACATTGATGTAGAAATTGACCGTGATGATGTGTTTTGTGTATGGTCGTGTAAAACCTTGCAAAATAGTAAGTGTTTGATGTCTGCACCACATAAGGGTGCGAAATATTACGAGTTTACACACAATGGAGATAGGCACGAAGTATACATGGATGTGTACAGTAAAGATATTAACATCGCACTTACGGAGGACGGAAAACCAATCACAGAACGAATAAAATAATCAAGAGGGCATTTGCCCTCTTTTTTTATTGCTATAAATGAAGAATCCGTACACGATTTGTACACGTTTTTTGTAAATATCACATGTTCAAATATAAAGAAGTGAATATAAAAACGTTGTAAAATGAGCGTTTGTGAATGCAAACGAAAATAAGAAAAGCTACAAAATTACTCTCGCCATCTCCACCAAAACAAGCTG